ATTTAAACTTCATTGTCAATTGCTCCATATTTAAGATTGCCCGCCACGCGACGAACCCAGCCTTTACCAAAGGTCGTAAAAGTGCTAAGTTTGCAATAAAACTCAAGACGTTCAGCGTTCAAACGCATAATCACAT